CCACCTCTGTTGGTACAGTAACCATCCAAACGACGTAAGGAGTCGATCATGGACAAGAAAGATCTGGCACAGGACAAGAAGACGGCGGCTTCCGCAGTGCACAAGCACGAGAAGGCCATGCACCCTGGCAAGCCCATGACGAAGTTCGCTAAGGGCGGCAAGACCAACCTTCAGATGAAACAGTTGGGTCGTGGACTGGCAAAGGTTGCCAACCAGAAGAAGTCGTCGTTCACCTACAAGAAGGGTGGCTGATATGGCAAAGTTCAGCAAAAAGGTTGGCGGCAAAGAAGTCGGCAGTGCCGAGGTCTACGCCGAGCCCCACACCATGAAGGGCGGCAAAGTTGCTCTGGGTAACGGTACTCAGGCGGAGCCCACGCGGGCTAACCGCGTGAACATGTCCGTGGGCAACATCGACCGCGACGGGTACGACCCCGCACCCAAGACTTCGGGCATCAAGATCCGTGGTACTGGCTGTGCGACCAAAGGCACGATGGCACGAGGCCCGATGGCTTGAGTGCGTGAGGCGTAGATGAACTACACCGAGTTGAAGACCAACATCGCAGACATCTGCGAGAACACGTTCACTGAGGACGAGTACGCGCTGTTCACCAAACAGGCTGAGCAGCGCATCTACAACACGGTCCAACTCGCCAACCTGCGCAAGAACGTCACCGGTACGCTGACCTCGGGAAACAAGTATCTCCAGTGCCCGTCAGATTTTCTGTCGGTGTACTCCCTGGCCATCGTCAAAGCCGATGGAGCGTATGAGTACCTGTTGAACAAGGATGTGAACTTCATCCGGCAGGCATATCCGAATCCGGCTACCACGGGAGTTCCCAAGCACTACGCCATCTTCGGGCCGCAGTCGAGCGATGTGAACGAGTTGACGTTTATTATTGGGCCGACGCCCAATGCCAATCTCGTGGCGGAACTCCACTATTACTATTACCCGGTGTCGATGGCTGACACGGTGTTGAACCCGACTGGCACCACGTGGTTGGGCGACAACTTCGATTCCGCCCTGCTGAACGCCGCTTTGGTGGAAGCCATTCGGTTCATGAAGGGCGAGCCCGACATGGTGCAGTTCTACGAGCGCATGTACATGCAGTCTATTGCCCTGCTCAAGAACCTGGGCGACGGCAAGCAGCGCATGGACGCGTACCGCGACGGTCAACTGCGCGTTGAGGTCAACTGATGACTTCGATCGTCCAAACGCAGACCACCTCCTTCAAGAAGGAGTTGTATCAGGGCATCCACGATCTCACGACGGATGTCCTGAAGATCGCGCTGTATACGGCCAATGCGGATCTGAACGCGGAAACTACGGCTTACACCACGACCGCAGAGATCACGGGCACTGGGTATGTGGCAGGTGGCAAGACGCTGACCGGCACGACCATCAGCAGTTCTGGGTACACGGCCTTTGTGGACTTTGACAATGTGGAGTGGAATCCCGGCGCGTTTACAGCACGGTGTGCTTTGATCTACAACTCCAGTAAAGCCAACCGTTCCATCGCCGTGTTGGACTTTGGGTCAGACAAGACCTCGACCACCACCTTCACCATCGTCATGCCGGTCAACGACGCCAACAGCGCCTTGATCAGATCATCGAACTAATATGTTTTCAGCAGACGGATCAGCAGAAGTCGGCACCGTTTTGGTTCACTCGGTGAGCCATCGCGGCTTTACGCCTGACGAACTTGCAGAGCAGGCTCTGAACAAAATCATTTATGTGGGGGATCAATCCCATCCGGCCATCCGCGATCAGGCCAACGCCTATCGTGACCATATCCGGGCGGTGTTGACCTTCTATATGCAGCGTGCAATTCAGTCGAACAATACGACTCTTGCAAACCGGCTCCGTGAAGCGGGCCATCCTGAACTTGTAAAACTTTTGGAGGCTTGAAATGCCCGGATTCACCACAGCAATGCCGACCTCCTTCAAGGTAGAAATCTTGAGGGCCGTCCACAACTTCACCGCCTCGACGGGCAATACCTTCAAGATCGCTCTTGGTAAGGCTACCGCGTCCGTTACCGGCACCTATGGCGCTGCCACGACGAGTTACACCGACCTGACCGGCAACAGCGACCAATTGCCCAACGGCAGTGGCTACACCACGGGCGGCAACACGCTGACCTCGGTTACGCCGGTTGCTGATGGCACCACGGCAGTCTGCGACTTTGCGGACACCACTTGGACCTCGGCCACGTTCACCACGTCTGGCGCGATCATCTATAACGACACGGCGTCGGGTGACCCCGCTTGCGCGGTGCTGTCGTTTGGTGGTGATCAGCAAGTGTCGTCTGGTGACTTCACGATCCAGTTCCCATCCGCCACAGCCTCGACCGCCATCATTCGGATTGCGTAAGTGAGTTGACGTGGCAACCGGATGGGGTGACCGCCCTTGGGGCTTTAACAATTGGGGCGGGGAAGGCATAGTCTTTCCCCTTTCCGGTTGGGGAGCCGATACCTGGGGCGCTGGTCCGTGGGGTCAGAACAGCATCTCCGTCCAGGGTACAGGTGCTGTTGGCACGGTATCGTTTGTCGTTTCGGTCACATTTATCCCGACAGGGGTTTCCGGTACCGGTGCAGTTGGCACCACAACGCCGCAGGTTCAGTTCACGCTCACGGGCGTATCGGCAAACGGTCAGATTGGCACCGTTACCCCAGAGGTGGCGTTTACGCCAGCAGGGGTTGAGGGCGTTGGGCAAATTGGCAACTTCTTTGTCAACGTCAACGACTTCATCATCCCGATTGGGGTTGAAGGTGTTGGTGCGGTTGGCACGCCAACCCTACGGATTGGCAGATCAGTTTCGGTTACCGGGGTTCAGGGCACCGGTGCGGTTGGCACAACACTTCCCCGGGTCAACTTCACCACAGCGGGCGTGCTTGGAACGGGAAGTGTTGGTAGCGTCACCTTCAAGGTTGATGAAACCATCATCCCGACAGGCGTCGCCGCAACCGGTGCGGTTGGCACGGTTTCGCTCATCTATAACGGCGGGGTATCCCCGACGGGGGTTGTTGGTACCGGTGCAGTCGGAACCGCAGTTGCTAACGTCATTAAGACGCTCACTGGGGTTTCAGCGACTGGACAAGTTGGCACTGTTACCTTCAAAATCAACGACAGTATCACGGTCACTGGAGTGCAGGGCACGGGCGCTGTCGGAACTGTTTTGATTCGCGGATGGTCGGTAATCAATACCAATCAGAACGCGGGTTGGACAATCATCAATACGCAATAGGAGCATTAGATGCCCACCTCATACACCTCCCTCCTGGGCCTTGCCCTCCCGGTCACCGGAGAACTGTCTGGTACCTGGGGTGATACGGTCAACGACTACATCACCACCTATCTTGACGGCGCGGTAGCCGGTACGCAGACCATCAGCGGTAGCCAAACAGCGGTTACTCTGAGTAAGACCACTGCATCTGCTTTGACGCAGGTTGGCTCAGGGTCTACCGGCTCTTCTCAGTATTCGATCATCAACTGCACGGGTAACCCGGCAGGTTTGTTGACGATTACCGCTCCGGCGGCAAGCAAGCCCTACATCGTCATCAACGCCACCTCGACTTTGCAGTCTGTGAAGATCGTAGGCGTAGGTCCGACCACGGGCGTGACACTGGGGGCGGGTGAGAGCGCCGTCGTCGTCTGGAACGGCAGTGATTTCACCAAAGTTGCTTCAAGCGCAGCGGATGGTGTCGCAACATTTAGTGCGGGCACCACTGGCCTTACGCCTTCTACGGCAACCGCTGGTGTAGTCACTCTTGCGGGTACGCTCGCTACCACAAACGGTGGTACGGGGCTTACGACATTTAGTGCCAATCAAATTTTTTATGCGTCGTCTACAAGTGCGGTTGGTCAGTCTGCAAATCTGACCTTCGACGGCACCACGCTCACGGCCAACAATATCAACGATTCTTCGTTGACTTCTGGCCGGATTACCTATGCAGGTGCAAGTGGAAACCTCACGGACTCTGCGGGGCTGACGTTTGACGGCACCAACTTCACGACCACGGGCACGGCGTCTGCCACCAAGTTTATTCCGACCGGCGGCACCGCCACTGGCAACGGTATGTTCTTGGCTACGACCAACACCCTCGGATTCAGCACCAACGGCACCCAGGCTTTGACGCTTGATGCGACTGGCAACTTGTTGGTTGGGGTTACGTCGCTTAACCGGCTTAACAGTAGTTCTAATCAGCACTCCATCACGGTTGGCAATAGCGGCACGGACGCAAACTCTGCCGCTGAAATCTACGCTTACAGCGCCGCAACTGCGGACACCCGAGTGCTCGGCAGCATGGTGTTTGGAACCACGGGCACAGCAGCAGCCGAGAAGCGGTCTGCGATTGTTGCGTCCCGCTTGAGTGCGGCGTCTGGCACGACCATTACAGCCAACCTTGAGTTCTACACCAACAACGCGGGCACTCTTGCAGAGCGCGCTCAGATCACCGCAGGTGGTCAGTTTGCCCTGAGTTCAAACGGCAGTGCCTCCGCTCCGGTGATTACCCGCTCGACTGACCTCAACACGGGTATCTTTTTCCCCACGGCAGATGAGATCGCGTTCGCTGAAGGCGGCGCTGAAGTGCTGCGGATTACCGCTGCGGGCTTTACCCGTCCGGTGGCTTACGCTGACACGGTGGTGGCTCTGGGCAATTCTGGAACCTCCACGACCATCAACCTCCAGACCGCCAACGTGTTTACAGCCACGTTGACCGGCAACTGCACGTTTACACTCTCTAACCCAATCGCCACGGGTTCGTCTTCGTTCACGCTGATCTTGACGAACGACAGCACTGCGGGTAGAACTGTGGCTTGGTCTGGCGGTAGTTTTGTTTTCCCTGGCGGGGCAGCAACGCTGTCTCGCACAACCTCGGCGGGTGCTGTTGATGTTTGGGTTTTCTTCACCCCAAACGGAGGTTCGACGTGGTACGGCAATATCGCCATGAAGGATATGAAGTCTTAACAGGAGCAAGAAATGGCTTTGACTACTGAACAACAGGCCGCAATGGATGCACAACTGGCGCAACAAGCCGCAATGGAGGCTTCTCGCCACGCCAATCAACTGGCGATTGAAGCAAAACGTGCCAAACTTGAGATGGTACGTATGGCAAAAGATACGTTGCTTGAAAACGCCCGTAGCAAGCCCGCTGACTCTCGTGAAGTGACTGCTGCGGACATCACGGCATTTGCGCAAGCGTTGGTGGCTTACATCGACGGCTAATGCAGGGTTTTGCCTACTTCCCGGCTATCGTCTATCGAGATGAGCGGCCTGACCTTGTGGAAAAGGTGCTTCCGACATGCATCCAATATCTGGATCAAGTCCGCAAGCCCGAGTGGCCCATGTGTCAGTCCGACCATCTCGGGAACGACCGCGCCTTCAGGGAAGTAGCAGACTACCTTCTGCTGTCTGTTGTAGACCTGCTCCGTGGGCAGGGCTACGCGGTAGAGAAGTACGACTTCTATCTCTCCGGCCTATGGGCGCAGGAGGTCAATCGTGGCGCAGGTACCGACGTGCATGTCCACAAGAACAGCCAAATGTGCGGGTGGTTCTTTCTCGAAACCCCGCAAGGGGGTGCGTATCCGATTTACCACGACACCCGCATGAACAAGTCCATGATCGAACTGGATTTCGTGCAGGACGCCGAGGTCAGCAACGCTACCAATACCATCCACTTCAACAACATGGTGCCTGGAACCGTGATGTTTGGAAATTCGTGGATGCGGCATCAACTGACCGGCAGCAACGCCGACACCCCGACACGGTGCATCCACTTCATCGTGTCTCACAAGGAGCGCCCGTGCAGCATGTGCTGACCCCCTACTCCATGCCCATAGAGCCTTTTGTTTGGTGGGAGAACGGCTTCACGGAGCAGGAACTGAACTGGCTCCAAGAGCAGGCCATTAAGGCTGATCAACGGGCGCAGGTTGGGGGTGATCCGCAGGGTGCAGATTTGGCAAAAATCCGCCGTTCGCAAGTGTCCTGGCTGGATAAGAATCAAGACACCGCTTGGGTCTTCAACAAACTCGGGCATATTGCCTCCTCCCTCAACGCCCAGTATTACCGGTTCGATCTGACGGGTTTTGGCGAAGCCATACAGTTGACCAACTACGCTCACTCTGAACAGGGGATGTACGGATGGCATCAAGACTACGGTGGGAGACTCAGCCCCAGTCGAAAACTCAGTCTGGTACTACAACTGACCGATCCGAGCCAGTACGAGGGGGGAAACCTCCAAGTTCTTACTTCTGGTCAGCCGCAAACCGTTCGCAAACAGCGGGGTCTGGTGGCGGCATTCCCTTCGTATGTACTCCATCAAGTAACCCCCGTGACAAACGGTGACCGCCAATCTCTTGTGGCTTGGGTTTCTGGGCCTGCATTCCGATGAACGCTGAATATAAAGACTTCATTGCCATCTACCGGGACGTGTACCCGGAGGGGTACTGCCAGCACTTAATCTCAGAGTTTGAGCGGTTGGTTGGCTCTGGGGCGGGGAATAACCGTCAGCAACACGAGTATTCCCACAAACACCACAAGAACGACATGCAGTTGAGTTTGAACTTCGGCGTACATACGGTCGGCGGGTTTGGCGGTCAGGCTGCGACAAGGATTTTCTTTGAAGGATTGCAGCGTTGCTACGATCACTATACTGAGCAGTTTTCACCGCTTCGTGATGGAAAGATTCGCGGCACATCAATGAAAATGCAGCGCACTGATCCGGGGGGCGGCTACCATCTGTGGCATGCGGAGCAGGGTAACGGCGAACATGCAGAGCGTGTTTTGGTGTATATGCTATACCTGAACACTCTTACTGCTGAAGAGGCCGGTGAAACTGAGTTTCTTTATCAGCAGCGCAGATTGCGCCCAGAAGAAAACACAATGGTAATCTGGCCGGCGACTTTTACACACACCCATCGTGGGAATGCGGTGTTTGGTGAACGCAGTAAATACATTGTGACTGGGTGGTTTTACTATGACTGACGCTGAACTGTTTGAACTTGATGGTTGCGTAAGGATAGATAACTTTATCGACCCTGCAACTATTAGCATAGTATCTCGGTATCTGGAAAATAAAATAGTTCGTGGCGAGTGGACCGAGAGTCCAAATGGCCCTGAAGTTACGTCGCGCTTAGCCTATTATGCAGACCCATTGATTGAGGTCTTGCTGCAAGAATGTAAAGGGGCTGTGGAAACAGCAACCGGAAAAACGCTGATACCGACGTATTCATATACGCGGGTGTATCAACCCGGGGAACAACTAAAGCCCCATGTTGACAGACCGTCTTGCGAAATAAGTGTCACAGTTAATGTGGCAACTAAGGGAGCATTTTCCCCAGTATATACAAAATATAAAGACGGAGCCCCGCAAGAGCACGTTCTGAACCCTGGAGATGCGGTCGTATACAAAGGGTGCGACGCGGTTCATTGGCGGCACCCACTGGGTAGCGATCAACTTAACGTGCAGTTTATGCTGCATTACGTGGACAAAGACGGCCCAAATGCGGAGTACGCAAAAGACAAGCGTGCTCGATACGGCATGGGCACTCACGCAAGGAGTTAAGAATGCCTGCAGGAACACCAAAAGTAACGCTGTTTGGGGGGAAGACTGTTGTCCCCGGCGGCACGCAGACTTTTAATTCTCCAGGCACGTTTACTGTGCCCTTGGGGGTTACAAAAGTAAGTGTTCAAGGTAGAGGCGGTTCTGGTAACCCCGGCAATCCCGGGAATTCTTCACCCGGTTCTCCCGGCACTGCTAATGGCGCAGGGGGCGGTGGTGGTGGCGGAATCATGCTTTATTGCTTACCAAATGGTACTCCTTTGGCCATTTATACCTCTGGCGGTGGGGGCGGCCTTGGCAGCACTTCTCCGTTTCAAGCGTCGGGTGGCTCAGGAGGTTCTGGTCAATCCGGTAATCCTGGCAGTACTGGTACTCCTGGCGGTGCTGGCAATCCGGGAAATCCGGGCACTACCGGCGGAAATTCGTCGGGTCTTGGATATACCTTCCCCGGCGGCAACGCGGGGAATGGCGGCACCGCAGGCTCAAGCGGTTACGGAGGTAACGGCGGTGGCGGCGGAGGCGGAGGGTATTTCTATCAAAGCCCATGTCCGTATAATAGTTTTGGGGGTAGCGGAAGTTTTGGCTCCGGTGGCAATGGGGGCGGTACTGGGTGGAACTCCTGCGGCGCAAGCGGTAATGCTGACGGTGGCGGCGGCGGTGCAGGCTCTTGCAATCCAGGCACCCCGGGACGCTATCCTCCGTGTGGTCCAGGGAACTCCAGGCAAGGCGGAAATTGCGGCGGCGGCCCCGGCGGAAACCTTTACTACAACAACGGGAACACTGGTTCACCGGCCAATAATAGGCAAGCAGGTGGCGGGGGTGGCGGCGGTAGCCAGTATTCTTTTCCTAGCGGTTACGGTCCTGCTTGCATTTACGGCGCAGGCGGTGGCGGCGGTGGCCGTGGGAATAATCCAACTTCTGCAAACGCAGGAAATCCTGGAGGCCCTGCAAGCCCCGCAACGTATTCTTGCGTTACGGTAACCCCCGGTGCGTCGTATCCGATTACAGCCAGCAGCCCCGCAGGAAACGTCACCATTTCTTGGAATCCGCAATGAACAAGAAACAGTTGCAGAAGCGCATGGAAGATATAGACCGCAACATGTCGGTTGAAAACCGCATGGGTGATCTTCGTCGCGCGCGTTCGGTTACTGTTGGCACTGCGTTTGGTGGCACTACGGAGTTGATGCTCCGTGGCAATGACGGCAACGTCATCTGGGCCATCATGCAGCCGGTGGAGGTGGTGGAGTTGATCCATCAACTTGCCGCTAATGTGGGGTGCCATATACACCTTCAGCCGCGCAACGATTTCGCCAGTTGGAGAAACTGGAAAAACACTGACGAAGAACTTAAACACTACCGTTATGGGGGCGCTGCACTTCTGAGTCCGGGAGTCGGGCACCCCCCTCACGTAAACGACATGGCCCCGCATCAACATATTGGGCAAAATCTTCCTGCCCCCGAGCAACAGCCCGGACTTCAACCCGCCTTGATGGCAAGGAGTAATGAAAATGAGCAAACTCTGGCAACTCAAAAAACTGTCGGACGGAAGCGCACTAAACGAACCGCAGCCGCTGCCTGAAAACTGGGGGCCGATCTTCGGCCTTTACGGCTTCATCGACCAGATCGGTGATCTGTCGTGGCTAGGTGAGTCCTACAACGATCAGGGATGGGTTGAGGTGGGCGATGCGCCACCCGCCCCCGCCACCTCGTCTGCGGCAGAACTCGCCTGGGACCGCGCCAAAAAGATGTTGGCAGAGTCCGACTGGGCGATGCTCCCCGACGTGCCAATGACGACGGGCAACAAGGCGCTGTGGATTGAGTATCGCCGTGCGTTGCGCGAGATTCGCCTTCAGCCTGGGTTCCCGGCAGACATTCAGTGGCCCAAGGCTCCTGATTGACCAAGTACACGATCCGGTTCAATAAGTCACGCGGACAACCGGGTCGTGGCTCCATGCTTCATGTCTGGCGCGTGTTTGAGGGCAGCAGGGAAATCCTTGCCAAGCACGTCAGGATTGAAACCCGGTCGTGGACGGAGTTGGACGCCAACGGGCAGGACTACAACATCGCGTGCCGTGGGCGCATGATGTTCTTTGAGGACACCGACACGGTGGTGATCACGGAGTAATCATGGAAGAAACCAAACCCGCTGAGACAGCCAAAGAAGTTGCCGGTAAGTCTATCGGCAGGTTTGGTCTCTTCTACATCACCCTGATCGTCCTGATCGGGGTGGGCTCCTCCTATTTCCTGTCTGACTCTGCCATCACGGCTGTGATGACGATGATCGGCGGCGCTCTGGTGGCCCTCATCAACATGATGAACGGCATCGCGGGCACGGCAGAGAAGCAAGAGAAGCCTGAGTTCAAGGTCATCCAGACCCTGATCGACAAGTTGGATCGCCTGGACAAGCCCGAGCAGCCCATGAAGGTGACTGTGCAGGGCGACAAGGTAACGGTCAGCAAGGGTGAGGATGTGGTTACGGCCACAAGGGAGTAAACATGTTTGAAATCCTTGGTGGTGGGCTGCTTGGCAGTCTCTTCGGTGGCCTGTTCCGGCTTGCACCAGAAGTCCTGAAGTTCTTGGACAAGGGCAATGAGCGCAAGCATGAACTGTCGATGTTCACGCTCCAGACCGATCTGGAGAAGATGCGCGGCCAGTTCAAGATGGAAGAGCGGTACGTTGACTACAGCGTCAATCAACTGGATGCCATCAAGGAAGCCTTCAAGGAGCAGGCCACGACTGCCAAAGAAGCCGGATGGTTTGTGGCGGCAGTCTCTGCCCTTGTCCGTCCCGGTATCACCTGGGCGCTGTTCTTCATGTACGCCACGGTCAAGGCGGCTGCGATCTACATGGCCTTCAAGTCGGGCGGGCATTGGTCTGAGGTGATGACCCGCGTCTGGGATGCAGATGACTTCGCCATGCTCAATATGTGCCTGACGTTCTGGTTTGTTGGAAGAAGCATTGAGAAGTACCAGAAGTGACCACGGAAGCCATCCGTATCGCACGGGAGGCGCTGTGCAAGCCCTTTGAGGGTTACGCCAAGCGCCTGCCGAACGGCGACTGCAAAGCCTATCCCGATCCGGGTACGGGCGGGCATCCTTGGACGATTGGCTACGGCAGCACCGGCCCCGAGGTGACGCCTGATACGGTCTGGACACTACAACAGGCCGAAGCCTCCTTGGACAGCCACCTGCTGCACTTCTCCGTTGGCGTCATCAAACTATCGCCAATACTGATCAAACAACCCGCCCGACGCCTTGCCGCCATCATCAGTTTCGCGTATAACTGCGGGCTAGGAAACTACCGCATCTCCACGCTAAAGAAGCGGGTTGATGCCCAGGACTGGGCGGGTGCGTGCGAGGAAATCGTCAAGTGGAACAAGGCCGCAGGCCGCGTATTGAGGGGGCTAACCCTTAGACGTGAAGCCGAAGCGGCACTGCTGAGATAACCATGCCGCTGAAGAAACTCAAACTCAACCCCGGCGTAAACAAGGAAAACACCCGCTATACCAACGAGAACGGTTGGTATGAGTGCGACAAGGTGCGTTTCCGTCAGGGCACTCCCGAGAAGATTGGTGGATGGGCCCGTATCTCTGCCAATACTTTCCTTGGTGTTTGCCGCTCCCTGTGGAACTGGGTGACTCTGACCAATGAGAACTTGGTCGGCGTCGGTACGCATCTGAAGTTCTACATCGAGAACGGCGGGGCATACAACGACATTACCCCGCTTCGCACGACCGTCACTCTTGGTACCAACCCGTTTACGGGCAATGGCACTACGACGGTTACAGTGACCGCCTCATCTCACGGCTGTGTGACCGGTGACTTTGTGACCTTTAGTGGCGTCACGGGTACTTACGCCTCGGTGCTGAACGCCGAGTTCCAGATCACCGTCGTCAACGTCAACTCCTACACCATCACCACCCCCTCAGTTGTTGCTGCGGGGGCCACAGGCGGTTCGGCAGTTTCTGCTGCCTACCAGATCAACGTCGGCCCTGAGATTGTTGTTCCGCTGACCGGTTGGGGCGCGGGGGCGTGGGGTGTAGGCGCTTGGGGCGTAGGTGTGCCAAGCACCACACAGACGGCCATCCGGCTGTGGAGCCAAGACAACTTTGGTGAAGATCTGATCTTTGGCCCTCGCAAGGGTGGCATTTACTACTGGGATGCCAACTCTGGTCTGGGCGCTCGGGGGGTGGCATTGTCTTCGCTGTCCGGGGCATCTGATGTGCCCACGGTTCAGAATTTCATCTACATCTCCGACATCAACCGCTTTGTGTTCTGCTTTGGTTGCAACGACTACGGCTCATCGACCATTGACCCCATGCTGATCCGGTGGTCGGATCAGGAGAGTGCAGTCAACTGGACCCCCTCGGCTACCAACCAAGCAGGTAGTCTGCGGTTGTCGCATGGTTCCGAGATCATCACGGCAGTTCAGGCCCGTCAGGAAATCGTGGTGTTCACCGATTCCGCCATTTATTCCATCCAATACCTCGGTGCTCAGGCGGGTGTCTGGGGCGCTCAACTCTTGGGCGACAACATCTCCATCGAGGGCCAAAACGCTGCGGTTATTGGATCGGGCGTGATCTACTGGATGGGCGTGGACAAGTTTTACCAGTACGACGGTCGTGTTCAAACGTTGCCCTGCGACTTGCGTCGTCATGTATTCAACGATTTCAATCAGTCCCAAGCGGCTCAGGTCTATGCCGGAACCAACGAGGGCTTCAATGAAGTCTGGTGGTTCTACCCGTCTGCCAACTCCACGGTCAATGACCGGTACGTCGTCTACAACTACCTTGAAAAGATTTGGTACTACGGCACGATTGGCCGCACGGCGTGGCTTGACTCCGGTTTGCTCAATTTTCCGATTGCGGCGACCTACAACCATAACCTCGTCTTCCATGAAAACGGCGTGGACGACAATGAGACTGCGACCCCGACAGCAATCAACGCCTACATCGAGTCTGCTGAATTTGACATTGAAGACGGACAAAACTTTGGCTTTGTCTGGCGCATGCTGCCGGACGTGACATTTGTAGGTTCAACCGCCAACAATCCGCAATTAACCATGTCGCTCATCCCCATGAAGGGGGCAGGCTCCGGGTTTAACACGCCCCAATCCCTGGGCGGGTCGAGCAGTGCAGCGGTTACACGCACGGCCACGGTGCCGATTGAGCAGTTCACCAACATCGTTTACATCCGGGTGCGCGGGCGGCAGTTGATTATGAAAGCCGAGTCCACCGCTCTTGGCGTGGCGTGGCAGTTGGGTTCCCCCCGTATCGACGTTCGGATGGATGGCCGCAGATGAGCCTGCTCATTGAAGATGCAATTGTCCCGCCGCCACCTAATCTGCCCCTTGCGCCGAGTGGTTACGACTCACGCTATCAGGAGCAGTTCAACAACGTCCTGCGTCTGTACTTCAACCGCTTGGACGCAATACTGAGGCAGATCGTGGCAACGACATCCCCCATCCCAATCTCAATTGGTGGCACCAACACGGATGCCTTTGGGCGGCTGCGGGTCAGTCAGCCCTATACGCTCTTCGACTCTCAGCAACGCTACGCTGCGGACAACCAGTTTGATACGAGCACGGTCAACGGTGCATCTACCACGTTCCTGAGCAACGAGTCCACTGTACTCATGTCGGTAGACAACACCCTCAACTCTGAGGCAGTGCGGCAGACGTTCCGCTCCATGTCCTACCAACCGGGCAAGGGGCTGTTGGTGCTTG